TGATGCGCGGCCTACTGGGTTTACAGACTGTACGCCAGCGATAGAAATCAAATCGCCAGGTAAGAAGTAATCAGTAATGCTTGCAGTAGCGCCAGCTAATACGATGGTGTTACCAGAAACTACAGCGCCGTTTACAGTCAAAGTATCGCCAGGATATAAGGTTGGTCCTGCGCCAGCAATGTGACGTTGGATATTTTGGGATTGGAAAATGTCGAAGTAGGACAAATGACCAATCGCAGAACTGCGGACGATATCTTCGTTGAATACCGGAGTGAATTGGTTTAATAAGGAGCCTTTCAATGCAGAACCATCGCGCACAGTCATTGCTAAGTAAGTATCGCTAGCAATGTTAACGCCTTGTTCCAGTAATTTAGCACCAGCCAAATCAACAGTGGTGAAAGAATTGATGGGGGTGCCAGCAGTGCCAGTATAGAAGTTAGCTTCTAATTCAAGCGCACGACTCAAATCAGTTTCCATCTGCGTGATGATGTTTTGAATCGCAGGTTGAATGAACTTAGTGGTGAAGTCTTGGATGTTTAAGCTTAAGTCTTGAATGGTATACTGAACCATCGTGTGATACTGATGATTTACAGTGATATTTTCAACGGTGTCGATAATATCTTGGGGAGTAGCTGTAGAGCCGTCGCCAACGATATATTGATTTTGTCTGCGGACTTGAAGAGTATCGCCGATTTTATAACCACGACTGGTGAAATCGTCTTGGTAAATGCGGGAGCCGGTCATCAAGAAGGGAGCGTTGTTAGCAAACATTGCAAGTGCGGTGTTACTGACGAGCTCGGTATTAATAAACTGATTAGCCATTTTCTCAATCTCCAAAAAAGTTAATTTTTGTCAGATTGAGAATCGCTAAAGCTCAGCTATTTCCAACCTGACTTCATTCTGTTGCGTAATTCACTGACTGATGTCTTTTCATTTACGCCGCGAGCAGAGTTGTTAACTGAAGGATTGCCTTTCATTGGATTTAATGGCTTCGAACCGTGACTGCTAGACCTATCGCCGCCCATCAAACCGTGAGAAAGCTTAATCACCTCTTGTGCTTGCTCTAACGGTTGGAGCTTCAATATGCGCTTTAACTCATCTTTGTTTTTTCCAAGCTTATATAAAACATCAGCTCGCATGTCGGCAGGGATTAGTAATGCTGCATCACGAATAGCGCTCGTGAATGGCACGTCATCACCCATTACGACATCTTCGAAGTCTTCATATTTATGACCAGCAGCGCCCAAATCTTGGTGCATCTTCTGATACTGTTCTTCAACATGACGCTGTTTCTCGCGTTCACGTTCTTCATGAAGAACTTTATGGACTTCATTGCGTAACTGTATTTGATGGTCAGTTTGGTAGGATTCAGAAGGAGCAGTTGGTTGACCGTGAGAGGGAATAGGATTCATCCTTTCAGCCATTTCGCGTCTGATAGCAGCTAATTCCTTAGCATGCTTTTTCTCCTGACGGGCTAATCGTTGTTTAATATGTCCCGGCAAGTCATCTTCAGCTGGTTGAACTGGTTCACTCTTATGGTCGTCGTCGCCAACACCTAATGTATCCATAACTTCATCTGGATTGTTTTCCATTCCAGAATCTTGAGTTTCATCTTGCATATCGTCTCCTCGGCATCTTGTGCCCCATGAATTTGATAGGCCTCACGTTAGCCCCACGGTATTTTCGACACCGCGTAAGTCCCGCAGCATTGCGTAGCTCAAATATATCAAAAGTGGGGATCGTGTCAATTATTTTGTGTGTTTTTAGGGTTAAAGTGGGGAAATGCACCTAAATATTGGTCTATTTTGGGGTAAAAGTGGTGAAATGTTCTATATGGAACTTTTAAAGTTTGTCAAGGCAGAGGTCACCCTCGTTTTCTATATCAAAAATTAAAGAGTATTCCTTACGGCAAAATTTAGCTCCGGACTTACAGTGAAAATACCTACCTAAAAAACACATGGATATCATCTTAAACATGAAACTCTCACTTTGAGGCATGCAAGAGAAGTCAATGTTTATGTGGGCTGTATAGAATTAGATGTTAGTTGTTTGATGATGAGTCATGCAAATAAAAATGGGCGCCTCCGAAGGATTTGCCCAACTCACTCTGCCATTGGTAGATGAGATAAAAACCAACTCCCGCTATGCAGAAGTGGGTTTAGTGAAGTGGTTCTTTATGTAGCTGGCGTCTTAACAACATCAGTCTATCATAAAGACGAGCGCATTATACTCAAACTGTCGAGAGCAGGTCGCTCTTCTGGTTCTTTAGTGGGATCTATTGCTGCAAATCTTGCCCAATTAGGAGTGCCAAAGCGTGCAGGCGCCTGAATCTGATTTTTCCATTCTGATATCCAAGCGGTGACCTGCTCGACAACTTCAGTTTCAATGTAGGTCTTTATTTCCGGATTGGTCAATAATCTTTCTTTCTTCATAGAGTTCATTCCCTGTAAGTCTGTGAATGGCATCGCTGTATTTAGCGATGGTTCTTTTGGTTGCTTCATAACATTCGTCTTTTGACGCAATTCTCAATGTAATAGACGTGCTACGTATGCTCGTTGGTTTCATGCCCTTTATGCATCCCAGCTAATGTATTGGCTATTTTTGCAGAATAATCTAAATCATGCTTATGCATAGTCGCATGATGGCCAGCGTGTCTATCGAAATGTTCGCCTCTCATTTGAGCTTTTAGCTTTTCAGCTTCCAGCATCATTTTCATCTGGTCTAATTGATGCTTCTCTTTATCCAATTCCAACTTAGCTTGTCTCACCTGAATTTCTTGCTCTCGCTCCTTCAATTGCGCTTGTGCTAATTGCTGTTGCATTTGCATGGCCTGCTGCTGTGGGTCAGGTTGAGGAGGCGGAGGGGGCCGCCCTTCTTCCTTGGCTAATATTGCAGGCGGAACGAGAGTCTTAAATCTTTCTACTACTTGATTGCGTTTCTGAATGTCCATATTCTCAGCCATTAAATCAGCTACTAATGGCAATATTTGCGGTCCGGATGACGCTAATTGCATAAATAACTTCAAGCTTTCAGCTTTTTGGACCGCAAAACTTGGCCCGGTGTCGATTTCAATGTCATATTCGCCGCCAGTAAGGGTATTTACGTCCTGACCTTGGTCGCCCTTGCTATTTAGTATTACAGATTGGGTAGTTCCATTAGGTTTTGTGACCACCATATGGCGATTTTCTTTGCTATAAACGTGAGGTAAGAGTTCTAAATTAATTCTTCCGCCTTGTTCAATAGCTGAGGTGAAATTGTCAAAATACACACTGGCTGATGCGCTCCCCTGAATAGCGCGATTGGCAATGGCAATCCCTGATGTTTCGTTCGATTCCTGACCAAGATTGGCAGCATGGAATCCAGTAAGTTCATGTAAATCCTGTGTGGTTCGTTCATATAATCCCAGCAATGTCTGCGGAATCTCAGAGGGCGGTAATTTCTGTGGCATGGAACCAGATTTGGGGTCAATTTCAGCAATCAATATGCCTTGTTGAGTTTCTGGGTTGCGCCACATCTCCTCATTGCCTTCAATATTGGCTTGAGTACCTAACCATTGCTCGCGACGTCGGTTCTTCATTTCCGTCGCTAATTCGCTCATTGTGTAATTTAAGAACTTTTGTGCATCACGAGCAATATGGGCAAAAGAACGGGTATGTTGCTTGCCGTCTATGTATTTAGAATCGCCATCAACAAACACCATTGGCAATAATTTTCCTGGCCATTCCGTAAATTCGATAATCTTGTCTTTAATGAGTCGGTACTGCATTAATGTGAAATCTTTGGTAGAACGTTCATCTACACGCTCTGGCAGCATCTCTTTCAAAATCTTGTCTACCGGAGAATTACCGCCAATAATCTTGGCAACTCTAGCGGTTTCTTTTTCTATTTCTTCCCATTCAAATTCGTTGACTGTTCTTCCGTCGTTGAGCTCATAGATGGTGGTCGGGAACCACTCTTTCTGATAATAGTCACATACGATGATTGAATCGCGTGATTCGAACGGGAATTCAATTGTGAATTTGTCGTCAACGTAGGAATTGGCATCTTGAATGTGTGGGTTTTCGGCATAAAATTCCGATTTGCTATAAATGTACATGTTGTAGCAGTAATTACCATCTCCTTTATGTGGCTTTTGGGCCAGCGGATCGAAGCCGCACATTCTAGGATCAGGCACCGGATAATAACGAATGACTTGATTAAAGCTTTTAGGTTTTTCATATTCAATAGCTACTTGAAAGGCGCCATAGCCAAAGAATAAGGCATTATCAAATGCCATTTGGTAAACGAGGTTATTTTGGGATTGATACGATATGGTTCGAACCAAGTCTGCGCGCAAATCAATTTGCTCTTGAGTCGACTTCCCTGTCATTGAACGGACCAATAAATCTGGGCGATTCATACGTTGCTCGCCAGATATTTTTTTAACCATATCATACAACTTATTAATCACTAACGGCGTTTTACGTAGACGAATGAATTCGGAACGTTCAATTGAATTCCATTGGTCTACGCAAAGAAACTCCATGTCGTCCTTGCCGCGGGTATTATTATCGCTAAAATATGAAGTCCAGGCCGCCACATTCTGCCGCGCAACACTAATAACGTCCATTTCATCAATACCAGCCTCATCTAGCATAGCTAAACGAGATTCTTCCATATCTTGGTATTTTTCGGGGCTCGCTATTTTATTTCGCTCATACTTCATGATTAAACCCAGTTGAATGCAGGATTATAGAAATTCATTTTCTTCTTGGGAGCTTTTTCAGACACGATTTGGTCCGCTGCAAATTCCATGCAGACGTATTGTAGCGCGTCATGTATATGACTTGCTATGTTTTTATCTGGGACATCCCTAAATCTTTCTTCCCCAGGCGCATGTACGCGCCTATAGCAATAATCTTTGACGAAGCCACGTCGAAGCATAGGACAGCCGCGACGAGAGACTACAAAGGCTGGTTTACCATCGACCATCCTATTAAGAAAGAATCTAACTGACTGCAATCTTGGTTCGATAATATTGGAACGTCCTGGTTGGGTTGGAATGCCGGAACTATTTAATATGCCAATGGCAGAAAGTTCTTCCATGATTTGGTCAGGAGATACACCAGAAGGATCGCCATACGATGATTCAATATTGCAGCCTGGAAAATCACGTTTTAAGCCAGGCAATACGATATTCTCAACGAAAGTCTTAATGCCCATGTTGTCTATAGTGTATTCCTTTACCGCTAACATCTGCCCCATTGGAGTGATTTGAAGGACGACACAAGCTGGAGTTAAGCCAAAGTCCCATCCTAATTGGATTGGATGGCCTTCTAGGATTTTGATGTCTTCTAGAGAATGTAAGTCGTCATTATATTCTGGGTAAACTTTTTTGCCGAAGCCAACTGAACCCCATTCGCCCAAGCAGAATACTTTTATAAAGTCCGCAGTTTGGCCTTGGGCCATTGCAGGGTAGTAGCCAGTTCTAAGGTTATTGATGTTGTCGGCTTTAGGGTTGGTTATCCAATTGCCATCTAAGTCCGGAATGAGACCTGGAGGTTGTCTGAAGAGCTCGTGACTTCCGTCGTATTCAGCGTCAGTAAAGAGCTTTGGCATCCAGTGGTCAATGTCTGTTGGGTTAGAGTCACAGATAATGCCGCTCCAGTAAGGATCATGGCAAAAAGCAGTACTAGGATAGCGACCAACACGGCCTTTGAAATGAGCAAGGGCTCCTGAAGGTACTTCAGAGAGTTCATTAATGTAACACCCAGTAACTTCAAGTGACCTAATTTTGCGTAAATCATCTTCCCTGTCCAAGGCTAGAAATATCAGTTCAATTTCTACAATCCCATCCCCATCATTGAAAGTATGAGTGTAGTTCAATATAGGCTTCTGACGCTTGGTTATATCGCCAAGCTCTCCAAACCAACTAAGCCATGTTTGTAAAGTCGTACTTGTAAGCTCTCCGGTGGTGTTTCTAACAACTGCCCATTTAGAACGACGCACTCCATTAAGCCATTTTGGCATTTCACAAGCTCTTTTAACCAACTCCATGCAACACATTGTCGACTTGCCGGAACCATAAGGCCCCAAGACCAGGCGTACGAATTGGTTGGACGCGTGGAACCGCTCACCTGTCGGTGTTGGTATGTAGACTTTATTGTCTGGTTCGAAATGGATGTCAAGTTCATTCCCTTCTATTGATAGATGCTGTAATGATGTCCTCGAGAGGGAATCTTTCATCTCTCGCACTTCCTTTTGCAATTGTTTCAACATTAACCTTTGCTCAATATCCTATTCGCTTTAGCCTTAATCTTGGAAGCAGAACTTTCAGATAGTTTACCTTTTTTCTCCATCTGCGCGGCACGAGCCTTAGCATTAGCAGCATGAGAACGGTCTGGCATTGGATATTTTTTGTCACCAGGTAATCCAAATTCATTCTTAGGAAGCTTCTTACGCTTGATTGTTGTTAACTTGCCCATTGTCTATTTCCTTTTCTTAGTTCGTTTCATAGTTTCTGCATTACGCATCGCAATAAGCTGCTTAGCTTCCTCAATCTCTTCTCTGAGCTTTGCAATCTCTGGGCCATCCAACCCGAAGAATATACGATACAGTCTCTCCAGGAGCCATGCACGGGCTTGCCAGCCTTTTTCGCCGTAAGTGATTTGCGCAATTTGAGTACGGACATTATCGCACACTAAATTGGTATAATCTATGACCAATTGCGTATGTTCATTCTCTAGACCGCTATCTCTATCTGCCCTGCCTTTTTCAAGCCAGAACTCAAAGGTACGTTGGCTGATGCCTGCTGACTCACAGGCTAGGGATTGAGGAATGTATTCACGGAGTCTATCAAATACCTTCTTGATAGTTGGTTTAGTGAATTTGTGGAATGAACGTACTGCTTTTTCAGTGCTTACATATCTTGGCATTGATTTTTTTCCTTCATATTTTTAACTCCATTAGACCAATGAGATAAAAGCGCAGATAAATTAGCCTCAAAAGCTTTGCATAAGTCGTTAAGAATAATACCGTCTATATGTGAATTTAGGCAAAAGCTCACATGACATTTTCCGTCCAACTCTATACATGTGGCAGATTTAAATTCAAGATGCGCTGCAATAGAATAAACCCTGACTTTTGGACCTCGCATCTATTTATCTTCCTTATTTTGACTCTATTTCTTCGAGGGCTTCTATGAGTTGTTGAAGCTTGTCCATAATATCTAAAAACGCCAATCTTTTGCCTTTCATGAAGGAATATACTCTAGGCATTTGATCGCCTTCATCTTCTCTAGAAGCTTCTATTTCCGTCATCCTATCATTTAAATCCACCATTTTAAGCCGACAATATTCTTCCAGTTCAGAAATCTTTGGTTTCATATCCATCTATTTATCTTCCTTATTATTAAAATCCTTAACGCTATCGAATAGAGTCATGCTGCCGTAGAAATATCTAAATACCGCTTGAAATTCATAGACTAGCACCATAATTAGCATTGAGAGCAAGTGGTCATCTTTAGCTTTAGCATCATCAGTTAATATCCAGTAAATGACGAAGAACATGCCGAAGACTACTACAATAGCTAGCATGTCTTGCATGTAATTGCATATAGTCTTGGGGGTGCTGATTTGCTCTGGTTCAGTCATTTAAGCATTCCATATCTGATGGCGACCTTCTTTGATTATATCCAATGCGTGGATTCTCTTTCGCCAACATATTTTTTAGGGAGATATCTGTAAGTAAGTCTACAATGCCTTTAAACATATACACTTTATCTTTTTCATTCAATTCTAAAGGAAACCATAGTGAATTTAAAATAATACAAGTAAGAGAAGTTTTTATTGGAAATCCCGTAATTTCACTTACATCAAAAACTTTATGCTCTTCAGAAAGAGAATCATATAATTTTCTACTCATATCATACCTGCCGCTCTTCGTAGCCAATCTCCAAGAAACTTAGCCTGACTGGGATTATTCTTGGCAATTATTCTATAGTAATTAGCGCGTAATAGCTGCATTTCCGTGAGCAATGCATGTCTTTCCTTGCAATTGATAGCCCTGATAGTCTGCGGCCCCATGACGCCGTCTACAGCCACTCCAGCAGCATTCTGAGCTATTTTGTGGGACTTAGCAGGGCCATGGTTCACCGCCATGTCTAGAATGTAATTGGCTACGTCTTGGCTATTAATCTCATCATAAGCAGGTCGCCAGAAGTATATGTGATATAGCTCAATGGCTCGGGGTAAAGTTAGATTGCGAATGTACTCGTCTTCCGTCCCAGGAGAGCAGATATCGTCATCTAGCATTAATAAGAAGCGTCTAGAGATGCCAAAGTTAGTTGGGCCGCCTTTGTCATCTGGGTCATTTGAATAGCCACCTTCAAATTTGAGCATGTAATTGATTGCGGGATCTGGATTAGCCATTTTCCAAAGATTTCCCTATTATAATTCCAATATCCCCAAAGAACATTGTTAAGAAACTATAGATAAATCCCAGCCAGCCTCCATGCGCATAACTTAAAATCAACATAGCAATAAATATTAAATTGATTACAAATCCAATTAGCATCAAAGTATCTTTTTTTGTCATTCTTTGTCCTCATAAATTTCATTGTCTGGATCTGATATCTTCTCATTATCACGATAGAAAAAGCAAAGAGGCGCGCTATAATCTCCAGCCGCTTCTTCCAATGAACGCATACGTTTACTAGGTAATGATTCGTATTTTCCGTTAATTATTGGCATTTTCGCCCCCATAACATTTAGGCAATACGATGGGGCGCCAGTGGGTTACTTGATCGAAATCATATCTTCTAGTGCATCCTGTAATTTCCCCCAAATAACTATCCCACATCCAATCAAAATCTTCCGTCATAAACATTGCAGATGGACAATAATTCATATCGTCGCCTTTAAGAAAAACCAAAACACTTTCGTGGGGAGAAGGCAAAGCATCATCAATACTAATCCATCCGTTTTCGTCTTCAATCATTCATTACTCCCAAAACTTTAGATGCGCATTCTTTGCACTTCACGTAATACTCTTCATCTTCAATCATCTCGTCTGCATTTTTAAATGTCTTGCAGCCATCGCATTTACGAAGAGGCCAATCATTAACGCTATTAAGTCCAACTTGATTCAAACCAAAGCGATAACCCATCTCGCAAGCCATTTTCTCATCCTCATTTAATCCAGATAAATCTAATTGCTTCTTTTTGAAAGCTTGATTTCTACCAATACGTTGAGCTTTATCTTTGAATTTAATTTTTTCTTGAATAAGATTCCATTGCTCATCAGTAATTTGTATATCAATCATAATTTTCCCTTCTAAATCATATTCACTAACATCATGATACCCGCAGAAAAAGCTAAAAACCCAATTACTATAAGTATCACCGCAGCAACAAAAAGCATAATCTCAACCATCTAATCCACTCCTTTCGTAACAAACCAAAATATTAAGCATACAACTGCTACGCCTAAGGCGAATATAGGTATTGTAATCATTGCATCTAAAAGTTCAGTGGTCACTTATACTTCTCTCCAATGCGCTTAATCTTCTTCATCGAATATTCAAATACCGTACGATGATCTGCTGCCAGCTCAGGTATTATCAGATTCAAATGAGCTTTCAAGCGCGTATAATTTTCTTCACTCAGATTTCCATTGAACAATTGTAAGTCCATTTCATGCTCTAAGTCTCTCAACAAGAAATCATATGCTATTTCTACATGCCTCATTAAATCTGCCACATACTCATCAATTGGATCTTTCATCATCACTATTCCTGTACAGTAAATACATCCAATCATTATGACTACGCAAATGAATGGGTTTATCTAATGTCTTATCTAGTCAGTTAGTAGATTCCGCATCAGCCTCTATGGCCCTCTTAATGTCTCTCTGAGCTCTAATCATGTCGCTTATAGTATCTACTGTGCGTTCCAAGATATTAGCCTCATGATCTGGGAGATGGCCTATACCAGCCCGGTTTAAAATATCTAATATCTGACTAGCTAATATGAAAATTGATGAATTAGTTTTGGTTAAATCACTCATTTCTTCTTGCCTCCTTTCTTTTCTAATGCTTCTATTCTACTCTTTAAACGTGATATAGCGCCGCAAAAATCTTCTATACAATCTTCAATATCAGACATAGATAATGCTGTCTCTATACTAAGATCAATACTTTTACGTGTATCAATTAGCCATTTTGTATGTTCATCATCAGTGAATTCTAATTTCTTCAGCTGCTCATGCACATCTACATAATGAAGAGTAACTCGTTGTTCTAAAAAATTTATACGCCGCATTATTGTGTCCAATTTTAGATTGCATACACAATGTCCTTCCTTCTTATTCCAAAACCATTTCATCCTAAATACTCCTCTATTATTTTAACTGCTTCTTCCCAACCTCTAGCGATCTCCACTCTGTTATTCTCAAGCTCTAATCGCTCTAATAAATCAACTTGGTTCTTATTTACTCTTCCAGCTTTTCTTTTCTTAAGCTCAATGTAAAGACTATTAATTGGACCTCTTCCAACGGGCAAATGATAGTCAGGAATGCCAGCCATCACCCCCATTGCCTTCAATCTTGCTCCTGTTACCACATTCCTCTTCTCGCCATTGGGTATATGATAAAATAACGCTAATTCAGGGTATTTTTTGATCCCAATAGTCCTTACCCATTTCATCAATGCTCTTGCTTCTTGCTCCTCAGTTGCAACTTTAGCCTTATTTTCCCGAGGTTTTTTGCTATTATTTTTATGCATCGAACTTTACCTCATTTTGTATGCTGCACACTTTATCATAATAAATCAAAATATTTAAAGATTATTTCATATTTGTTGTTGACTTGAAGTGTACACGACGTTATAGTTGTCTTGTGGGTTGGGCAAATAAACAAAGGGGATGATAATGAGCAGTGCAAGAAACGAAATTGATTTCATTAACTTTAACTTAAGTCGTGAAAAAAAATTGGATGAGCAAGAGCACATTACAAATCAATTCAACTTAAAAGATTCGTTAGAACTAGAAAAGGCTAATGATAACGACGTTGATTGGGATGTAGAAACTGACGAATTCGGTCAAGCAATTTACTAAATTAAAATCACTTGAGGAGTAGTAAAAATGTCAATTCAAATCGAAAATGCTCTTTCTTTAGATGAAGTGGTAAATCTTATTAATGATTCTTCAAATAATAGTTCATATTTAGCTGCTGAATATGCAGCAGCAGCAGCGGAAGAACAGTTTGAAAATGATGGTTACGTGATAACAGAAGCATCATGTGAAGCACATTTAGATATATTAGTAGACGCAGGCGCTAAATTTGATTATGCGGAAGCCTTGCGTTGGTTTTGGTTCTTAGTGGTTCAAAAAAGTGTGTCAATAATTTATAAGTAAACTCAGTTTCAAACATTACTAAATGGAGCTTAGTCATGACAAAAGAGGAATGGCAGTATATCGATAGAATCAATGAGGATGCATTTAATAGAGGCAAAATATTGCAGGCTAAAGATATCATAGATACGGCTGAAGTATTGGTCGGTAGTTGTCCTGAACTTACTGCAAAAGGATTGCTATTAGTCTTACAAAAATCACTCACGGAGAAGCATTAATGGAGACCGAACCAGAGGCAGTAAAAGTCATTAAAGAAATGGCAGAAAAGTATTCAGGTTTAGAAATAAGTACTGGTGCTTTGAATGCCATGCTGGAAACTAAGAAATTCGTAGATAAAATGATAGCCGTTTTGACTGATCAAGTTAAAGCTTCAAGAACGCAAGTGGAGGCTATGCAAGGTCTGTTAAAAGAACAAGGAATGCAAGATGAGATTAATAATTTTATCAGGGAGAAATTATCATGATATTAGATTGGCATATCGCATGTAGTAATTGTAAACGACGTATTAACTTTGAATCCGAAGACTTGTATCGCGATCCTCTTGGTATTTTCTGCTCCATCTATTGTTATGCAGACAATCAGGGAATGAGTCACATTACAGCAGTTGTAGAACCGCCAGTTTATCAAGATTCATATCTAAGATTATTGAGGAGTAATGCGTAATGAAACAGTTACAAGAAAGAAACACAAAAAATATTTTCCCAGGTTATCACCTAAAATGGAGCTTTAAAATATGAACGACCGCGAAGCAATGCAAGCATTACTGGATGGAAAGAAGATTAGGAGAAGTGTATGGGGACGAGGTGAACACATAGAGCTTACATCTGATGGAACTTTGCTAGACGAAGTAGGTCATAAAATAATCTTAGACTTTAAAGTAAGCTTCGAAGATTATGATAATTGGCAAATCTACACCGAACCCAAATCAGAAGAATACATGCGCGGATGGAATGATGCTAAGAAGAAAGCGATAGATATAGTTGTAAATAGCGCTGAAACCAGATGGGCCGCTAATAAATTATATGACATGGAGCTATTCCGATGACTGAAAAAAATAAATCTGAAGCAGAAAAATATTCTCAAACAGCGAGATATTGTGCCGATAAAATTTGCTACCACCAATGGATATACTGCAAAGATAGACTGCCTGAGTTAACAGAGCCAAATTCTTATGGCACTTTTAACTCAGAATCAGAAGAAGTCATGGTTGCCTTAAAAATTGGTAGCTTTAAATATAGAAAAGTCGGAGTTTTAATTAAAAGCTCCGAAAATATTGGGGAACTTTATTGGTTTGCGGAAGACAATGATTACGATTTATTAGACGTAACCCACTGGATGCCTCTTCTTCCCCTGCCGGATCTTCTTTCCCTGCCGGAGCAAGAAAATGACATGGATTAAATGTTCTGAGAAAATGCCTACATTAATTGAATACAGGAATACATTCTCGAATTATTGGGAATCAGACTATGTGTTAATCGCGATTGAAGGATATACGGAAGCAGAAAAGGCATACTTACATAAATCGAAAGACAAAAACCAATCTCATCCAATAAAATGGTTAAAAGGAGATGATTATTGGATTCTCGATCAAGTAACCCACTGGATGCCTTTGCCTGAATTGCCCGGAGATAGATAAATGACAGATTCAGAAGTAGAAAATTTTCTAAGAAAAGAATTTAAACGGCTTAATTTGGAATGCTCTCACCAGTGGATGCATTGCGAAGACAAGATGCCTCCTATCAACGAAAAAGTTATTTTCGTTGATAAAAAGGATGGGCAGCAAATCGGTCGCTATATGCATGCTAAAGGAGATGGTGGGGAGTTTAAATTTTGGTTTACACAATCTTCTATACCGTTCGCGATTGAAAATGTAACTCATTGGACGCCCTTACTTGAATTGCCTGAGGATTAATCACATGAAATTTGACCCAAAACTCTTGCATCAATTTACTCTCGAAGTAATAGAAGAAAATATAAAGGAGATGTCATAATGGGTGCTTTACGTGATTTCCGTGCATCTTCTCTTGAAGAAGTAAAACAAGCAATCGAACAAACAAACGGGATTGATGTCAGAGAAATTGAGACCTTATCTATGGAAAATGCATATGCACTTGGATACATTCCGTCCACAAGGATGGTTGAATATTTCACTTTTCTTAACGATGTCGAGGAAGGTATATTTGAAATGAAAGGTAATTATGAAGAAAAATTATACAGCCCTAAGGAGACATAATTATGTGGATTATATTCGATGGAAAAATATTAAACCCTGAAAGTGGAGCTGTCTTCATGAATAGGTTTCATAATTATAGAATATTAGACATCATTTATGTGCGAGGAGATAAGGAGCAAATAGAGCAATTTAATACAGAAGGAGAATTGCAAATTCGCTGGCAGCAACTCATAGAGATGTTAATCAACTGCCCCAATACAGGTCGTTCATGGCTTATAGATCCTGAAGATTATGAAGTATTTAAAGAGAGTATTTAAATAATGATTAGAAGATCTTCAAAATTAACGGGATTTAGAAATTGGTATAACAATGAAACATAATCTACGTCTCTACAATAGAATGCTCAGTAAACATCACGAAAGCGCTTTGGATAAAAAGAAACAAAGATTGCATTCACAGTTAGCAAATATAATCCCAGGATATTCATCAATACGGATGGACATGATGATAGAAGAAGCCCGCTTAAAATCACTGCCATCAGTGATAAATGCACGACAAGAACCTCCACCTATTTCCACCATGAAGATAAAGGCTTAATCATTCTCCCATAAACCTTCTTCTATCGTAAGCATCATCTCTCCCAAGATTAAGCGCTTCTACTTCACTCAGTTTCACTAGGTAGCGCTTTCTCTCATCCGCATAAGCTTGATCGAAAGTCGCCATACTAAATTCATACTTTTCTCTATCCCACTTAGGATGCTCAATCTGTAAAGCTTCATTTTCCTCCCTAACCCTGACAAGCCTGTCGTGGAACGTCAGCCCAAATGTTTCACAGACATGATGTATCACCTGCTTTATTTCTGGATGTAACGGCTTCAACGGACGAGGACGCACCCCCTTTCTATGGTCTTCCACAGCTTCTTTATATGCAACAGCCCATTTCTTCACCAAGACATCCTGAGAATCATGCTCCATATCCCACTGACCAACTTTCTGGTAAGCCAGCAATGTCACTGGATGACCAAAATCTTTCTCTGAGGCCCTACGAAGAGCTACACGCTCATTTGGCGTTAAAGGGTCATCTAGACATAGGTTTTTGAATTGCGTTGCTCCAGGAGGCCATTCATGGGTTTTTAGACACATATCCAAGCCCTTCTTAATCTGTTCTCCAGTGCATTCAGCTAAAACCTCTCCCCATATCTCATGAGCGATTTCTAGCTTTTCAGGATTGTTTGCAAATAAATTGTCCCATTTAGAAAGGTATATCACACTCAATCGGGAGAAGAGCCGGTCCGTCCACTTGCGTGGCAACGTCCTTCTCACGTCGTTGGACGGCATTGAAGTCTTCAGGACAGTTTCTTCGGTAAGAGTCCCATATAATATCGGAGCCAGATTTCCTTGTTCCATGATTTGCATTTCCTATGCGTGGTTGAATGGTTAACAGCCAATTAGTAAATAACGGGTGTAGATGAATAAATAATTTTCCTTTTGCCTTGTAATAATTCTTGAACTTTTCAGTCTCTAGCTCTAAATCAATCCCCTTAGTAGCTGCCAGCTGCCGAGCATATTCATTGGGTTCAAATTTATCCAATAATATATCCTGTGTGTTGTTCATATTTTTATCTCCATACATACGACGTTCGTTATCACACACGTTTAATATTTCTTCTTTATTTCTTTGTTTACTTCTAAGGGGCCAGAGTGGCACTTTAGAGGTGACAGAAACCCGCGGAATAAGGCCCTTGAAGAAATCAGTGTTTAAAAAATAATGGTTAAGATATCTGACCTTTTTGACTAAAATTAAACCTTTTTCTTTTAGAAGCTGAATGGCCCTTTTAATGGTTCTAATGGATAGTTTGGTTCGTTCAGATAATGTTTTTTGTTTTGGCCAACACTCAATCTTGTCTCCAAAATAAGAAGATAAAGCGCAAAGAGTTGTATATTCTTTTGACGATATATCTGGATTAGTAGAAAGATATTGATTTATTGCCTGCGCTGGAAACATACTAAGTGTCCTCTTTAGGTGAAAAGATGTAGACAGAAAGACGGGCTTTTAGTATCTTTATGGGGATACGGAGGCCACGAACCTCTGTTGATTTTGGCCCTTACTGTTTAGTGGCAGTAGGGGTCTTTTTTTGTCTAGATGAATATCATCTAGTAGTTCTACAGTATATTTCTTTACATCGATATGAGTCAAAATCAAGATGGGTCTTTTTGTGCTTTATCTAAAACTAGGATAAAAAAATTACAAAGGTCTTAATTCTTGAGGAGCTACTTTGATATTGTATTGCTTGGCTAGCTTTATAATGCGCGCCAAGGTTTCAAAGGAAGGTTTGCGATATCCTTTCTCATACTTAGTGATAGCTGAGCGTCCTCTCAGCCCAATAGCAATTCCAAACTCATGTGTAGTCATTTGTAGGCTAGTACGTAACCATTTTATTTTTTCTGGTCCTGTCATTTATTTTTCTTCTTTCTATCTAATAAAAGAAAATCATCGTTCCAACTAGATTCTTTTTTATTCCATAAACGAAATTTAATCTCTCTCATGAACATACCTCTTCATTATATACGCCATTTCAATAACACCGCGAGATTCACAAAGCGTTCGCAAATGTTTTATCGCCTGAAGCATATCCCCTAAAGTATTAGCATCAATATTCTGATTCATCTTCCACATATGATCGTCAATCATCTCATCTAAAGAATTCAGTAAATCTAACATATCAATCTCCAAGTTGACTTTACGTGTACTATACTTTACTTTATTCAGCAGAGCAACAGCAAATATGTTTAAATTAATTGTTGACTTGGTGTGTACCTCCCATTAACATGGATTTGTTAACTAATCACATGGAGTGAAAAGCAATGGATAGATTCTATAGACGGGGTGGTTCGAGAGATTATTTACATTACCTATTTACAATTGGCCGTCGCAAAGTAAGCGATACTTGTAGTTGGTATATGCCAAGGCATGAAGAGTTGACGGAGATAGAGTATAGAAGACTGGTGGGATTGATCCTACGCGAAGAAGGGAACAAGCACTCTGTTATTTCTAGATTCTCAGATGAGCTCACAGATTTGTTGGATGAATTTTTAGTTGAGCAAAAAATAGAACATAAATTTAAGATGTCGGACTTGATCGTAGAGAAGACGATGGAGGCCTATAAGAGTGAGATTAACGAGTTGTTTAAAGAAAAAGAATTTGCCATGCTGGCGCTGAATGAACAAATGAATCAGCAGTATCAGGATGGAGGCGTATATGACGAGAGAGGAGTTTCTTGCGGAGTACAGTGAAGAATTTAAGTATGTATGGTGGTCTGAAAAGCGTAGACGGCTAGAAAAAGAAGGTCCTGAGACTTATCTACAGTGGATGGAAAGAGAATCTGGAATGCAACCAAAAGACTTTTTTGAGTATTAGATATGGAATTAGTAAAGTGGAAGAAAATGAGCGATTTCCTCCTCTCTGAATGGAGAGTGAGCATTATTGCTTGTGAGGATAGATTTTTGGCTCAGGAGAAAGATTGGCCTTTTAATCCCGCTTTATTTGATGTAGATCCATATCTTCATTTAATTAAAGATTTAAATACACTATATGTGTGTCGCATATTAGATAATGAAACTAAAGAACCAGTGGCAACTGTGAGTATAACCAAAAAAAGGAGCAACAATGAACCAGTTAGCAACAAAACAAGTAAGTATATTGCCAGAAAAAATTGAGAAGGCATTAATTGAAGGACGCTTAGAAGAATTAAATACCGAAGAACGTTTAGTGTATTTCCATCAGATTTGCGAAAGTCTGGGGTTGAATCCAATCACTAAGCCTTTTGAATATATCAAACTGAATAATAAATTGACGTTATATGCCACCAAAAATGCTACCGAGCAGATTCGTCGCAACATGAAGATAAGTATCACTGGATTGCAGTGTGATGTCTTTGATGATGTAGTTCGTTATACGGCGTATGGTCAAACTCCTGATGGCTATGCAGATACAGCGAGTGGTTGTGTATCGATTAAAGGACTTCAAGGTGAAGCTAAATCTAATGCTTATATGAAGGCCGAGACTAAAGCTAAACGTCGACTTACGCTTTCTATGGGCGGTCTTGGCATGCTAGATGAAACGGAGATAGAAACTATTCCTAATCGCGTAAATGTGACTTCATCTATAGTTGAAGCGCCAAAGTTAACTGTTAGAAGTCTTGATGATTGGCTGTCAGATATCGCTTTTGCTGTAGATATTGATGAACTTAAGTCTGTCTATAAAGCGGCATATCGTGTATTGCCAGACCCGGCTGAAAGAGAAGCTATTACAGACGCTAAAGATGCTCGCAAGAGGATGCTAGATGTAATGGCAGAACATGTTGACCAAGATGGAGTCATTGAAGGGTGATTACGCTAATCCTATTGTTATTACAAATACTAGGAATAATACATATTTCACTATGGTGGATGGTCATAATTTTGATATTGGAGTCTTTTATTAATAATAAATAAGGAGATGAAAATGAATAGGGAAATTCAAGAAACATTTTGGTATAAAGTCGAAAGTATAGTGTCTTTCGTTATGGTTCCACCTATAGTTTATGGAATTATTATTTTTCTTAGAGTTTTATTGGCTAATTAAAATGGAGAATAATTAAATGATAGTCAATATATGCCAAGTTGGACTTGTGGTTTTATTTGCAATGCTCATTAAACATAATTGCAATGAAATACGAGAATTGAAAAAAAGAGTTTTCTTTTTGGAGAGGGCTAGGTGATTCTACGGATTATTTGTTTTCACGGGCCACAAAAAAGAAAATCATACTGTAAATTGGCAGTTGGATGGTAATGAATGATTAAATATCCTGCATTTTTCAGATATCCGTATACTAATAGGATGGATAAGTTGATCGGAATACTCAAGAATTCATCGAAAGAAGAATTGATACCTAAACTAGAAGCTTTCGTGGAAGAAGAGATATACTTAGATTCACCTCCTCATATTATGAGAAGTGCAGTATTTGAGATAGCGTCTTATAAATTGAATGAGGTCCGTAAACAAGAATTGATGGATTACCTAAAGGAGAATAGTGATGCCCCTACTGAAAGGAAAGAAGAATATCGGCCGTAACATTAAAGAAATGGAAGAATCTGGACATCCAAAAGGGCAAGCAATAGCAGCTGCTTTAAATGAGGCCAGAAAAACTGACAAGAGCCTTGCTAAACGCGCTTCTATAAAGAAAAAAGCCCCACGTAAGTAGGGCTTTCTCTCGTTTACTATACAACCATTGTGTAGCCATTCACCAAGATGTTTACGGTGCCAGCGCTAACTGCATAATCAACTGATGGATTGCTAGAGCCATTCACACCAACTGTCAAATCACCTCTTCCAGAAGCGGCACCTGCATCTGCAGTCCTGAATGGAGCGGTAGCTGTGGTAGCAGTTGTATTTCCAGTGTCGCGCATAGCGAATGTGCCACCAGCGCTTGTTTGACTGCCAAAATTAACACGCAAGAAAGGGATGGTCGGAACAGCGCGAACAGGCGTCGTCAAGTCTAAGCCGGTAAGGGTAGTAGCGGCGCCCGCGGTGAGAGCAACAATTGCCGCTTGGTACTGAACTATTAAGCCGTTGGCATTTAAACCAGAAGTAATGACCAAAGGCAAAGCAGCGCTTCCGGTCAAATTGAAAGTGGCATATATAAATGCAGATGCGTCATACCCAGTGGGTAACAATGGGCCGGCGGCAGAGGTGCTTGCGATCATACCGCTTGGATTAACACCGGTAGAATCTCCAATTGCATACACGAAAATAGGTGTATTGGCAGTTTGAGTACCTGTATCTAACCCGTTAAAACCATTGGTTGCTAAATTAACTGTGGTAATTCCCGGAATGTTAATTTGATAAGTATTGGTGCCATTGGTAATGGAGCCAGGCAAAAATTGCATGGTAGTCCCAGTTTGGGAAACCATTGCCAAACCGTAATCATAGTTTGGAGAATCACCTAAACCACTCCAAGGAACCAGTGTGCCAACGCCATCAACAATTTGCATCAAGAATTCGCCATAAATAGAGCTGCCAAGCGCTTCATTGAAGCTATAGGTAATCGCAACTTTGTCATTATATCTAATGCCTGCGGTATGGATTTGATCAGTCATATATCCGGTACCAGTAATAGTTTCTAAGCTATCAGTTGTACTTGCGCTGAAACGAAATGGGCCAAAACCAGGACTGGTCATAGCTAAAGGGTTCACATTAAAATTACTCATTTATATATCCTCATTTTGTTATTAAGAATCGTAACCCTCTACCACGTGCGGAGCGGGCCCACCGTACATTGGAACATCTTTCATATGACAAGCTTTCTTTGTCATGTCTGAAGCACGTTTCATTTCTTCCTGATACTGAGTACGCTTGGTAAAAATTGGCGCCTCTTTGTATGGTTCAACGCAAGTATCTTTAGCCATAGAGCCTCCTATTTTTTAGCTTTTTTACCTTCGTGATGCATGCCAGCCATAGCCATTGCAGCGCCTTTTTCATGATGAGCATGTAATTTCTTCAATGCAGCGTGGGCCTTTTTATGAGCTGGATGCATTTTTTCAGCTTTATGCTCAACTTTGTGATGTTCTTTCTTGTGATGCTCTTTTTTCATATGTTCTTTCTTCATGATTTAAAACTCCTAGTTTGTTAAAAAACCAATCATATCTCATTAGATCGACATTTCATAATTAATACATTACAAAGAAATTTCTTGGATGGTACTGATAGTATTAGTTCCCCCAGCGCTCGTGCTGGAAATCCATTGATAATAATGGCCAGCAGGAATTAATGCGCAAAATGGTGCTGTACTTCCAACGGAAATCAATGGTTCCGCAAATTCCTGAAGGGTAGTCCATGTAGAATCATCTGGGCTAACTTGCAATATAATACTAGCTGCTCCGGCGGCTACATTGATAATGGTGCCGCTGAAATTAATCATGGTATCGTTTGTAGTGCTAACTCTTCTACCTGTAGAAGCCGCCAATGTTTCAGCAGAAAATGCTCTATTTTTGTTTACCTGTAAAACTGCGCCATTTATGGTCAAAGCAGTATTGACTACAAAAGTGGCTGGATTAGACCAAGTAAAGTTAACAGTAGTGCCATCACTCGCAAATCCTTGTCTTGTGCCCCAATTAAGAGAGGAATTACCAGTTGTGTCATATTGAATTAAAGTAGACCAATTAAGAACAGGAGTTATACCATTAACGCTGATAAGCGCTCTTGCGCCCCACCCAAGAGCGGTGAAATTACTTTGGTCTATTAAATTAGTATTTTGATAATCAAGAGTTGAAACTCCACCATTATCGAATAAAAGTCTATTTTGAACATCAACAGAAGTAATAACGCTATTATCAAAGAAAGATGTAGAAACAATCTGAAGTGTCGCGCCTCCACTTAAAGTGATATTTGAAGGTGGTGGCAAAGAAAGATAATCAGCAACAATTTGCACATTTCCAGAGGCATTTAAAGTGGTCGTTTGACTTACAGCAGTACCAGATAATGTCACTTGAATACTTTGTCCAGCAGCCGCTGTGAATGAATAATTGCCACCCATTGAACCATTCTGAGCTTGAAATGACGTGGAAGCAACAGAGCTTGAATTAATATTCACATCACCAGCGCAATAACACCCTTGTAATAAATATTCACCACCTGTCGACACAACGCCGCTGAATAACAAACAATCTGTGATAATAACTTGATTTACAGTGTTTGCAGCAGTCATTGTAGGAGCATTATTTACCCAGCAATCTTCAATATATATTTTTCCTTGTTGATTATTTGGCTGTGTTGTAAAGTCAAAAATTAAGTTTCCACGTAAGTCGCAGCTATAAAATCCGCTTCGATAATCCGCATTAACGTTCCAAGTAGTATTATTTATATCGACGTTTCCATTAACGCGGCACGTTAAACGACCGGTCCCAGTTACCCATATGTTAGAACCCAAAGATAAATTTTCCGGATAGTTTCCGGGCGCAATAAAAACCTGACATTTAATTGTTAAAGCTTCAGTAGCCAAAGAAGATTGTGCTGCTGTCATGGTTTGAAATGGTTCTATAACTGAACCATTATTTGTATCATCACCATTCGTTATGTCGGCATAAGCAGACAGACCTTGCAAATAAGCTGGAGCGCTTGGGACTGGTTGTAAAGATAAAGTTCCAGAACCATTGGTTGTCACTACGGAGCCAGAAGCACCATCAGTAGTTGGGTAATTAAGACCAGATGCCGCAAATGGATTAGTGGTAAATACTTTTCCGGCTCCCTGCGCTGATAGCTGTAGGCTCACATCTGTATCGGCCCCACCAGCCTGGAGAGCTGGAGGGGTTCCGGTAGTTGTCGCTGTCATAATAAAATTATTTACGGAGTTTGTTTCCGGTAGTAATAAAAGCACAGTTCCGCCACCTAGTGCTGTAAAGTCAAAACTTCCATTCCCTTGGGTCTGAAAAGTCATCCCTACATTCGTATCATCACCAACTGCATTTATAATCGGATCGTTACCAGTTTCTGCGCCGTTTACAGTTAAATAATTGACCACTGGAGCAGCCCCAGGAACAACGGCAAATTCCACGCCTTGGATGGAAGTGAAATTGGTAGAACTTGGATCGCTATAATCAATCTTTAAAGTGGTTCCGTCAGTTGCGTATAATTGTCTTGCGTCTATATCAAAAGAGGGCGCTAGGCTTGCATCTTTTAAAACGCTAGTCCAACCAATTCCATCTTCCTGAGTAGAATCTGAATTTAATACAGTGCCATCACCACCAACAGGAAGTCTCACTTCTGAGCTGCTATTGTGAGTTAATAAATCACCTTTAGTGGTCAATCCAGAGCCTGGATCAGGCTGCCATTCTGCAGTAGTAGGACTTGTCGCAGTCAATACTTCGCCTGTAGCTGGAGGGGCGGCAGATGATATTACTACATCAGTGCTTGTAGTTCTTAATCTGCTAGCAGATACAACATTACTGGGATCTGTAATAGTCTTGTTAGTTAATGTATTGACACTGTTAATACCAATACCACCAATGTTAGAAAGAGATATTGCAGCATTTTCTACATCAGATAAGTTATTCGCAGCAGCTAAAAATTGAGAAGGAGGACCACCGTCTTCGATGGATCCTTCCTCGTTAGCAAATACAACTATGTTTCCGGGTGTTACTGGGAAGATGATTTCACCAGGTGTATTCAACGGAACAAGTGTTTTAACACCCATGGTTTTCGTAAGACTAAAGAAACCGGGAATACCATTACCATTGTTTACATCATAAGAGTAAATTACTTCAAATATATCAGTTTCGAGATATGGCTGACCGCCCTGCGTTCTTGATTCCAAAAAACCTGGAGTGGTAATTGCTTCCAAAGATTCCGTAGTCTGCATCTTTACGGTTCCGGGAACAAAGCCTAATTGTCCAGATTGAACTCTAAAAATAGTAGTGAACGGCTGAGCCATTTTATTCTCCAGTTATAAGGTTAATTCGCTGACTTGTGACATAGCTGTAGATCCAGTCCCGGAATTTACTATTCGATAACAACTACCCGCCGGCACGATAAAACTAAAACCGTATGGCGTAGATGGCTGCTGAGCTGTCGATCCTTGTCCATACAATGGATTCCAAGTAACGCATGAGTTATAACTAATCTGTGCGTTCACAGTGGCAGATTGAGAAGCGGCATTAGTAATGGTTATAGAAAACAAGACTTGAGTATCGTTGGTCATGCTAGGGGTGCGTGGATTATTAAAGCCAACTGTAAATGCGTTGTATTGGCGCACTTTATTTATTTGCCAGTTAGTGGTAACGCCAAATACGCCGGAATTTGTAATAGGACTTCCTGTGACAATCCATCCAGCAGGCATATTTAAGCCAACGCTAGTTACCGTTCCATTGCCAGTAGCCGCATTGAATATAGTGTTTACGCCACCGCGAAGGCCAACTACTTGATCTGATACTTGTTGAGCTCCGCCATTGGCAAATTGACTAAATTTCAAATCTGTTGCGTGCGCCATATTACTATGAGCATAAGCTAACAATGCAATTCCTAAAACAAAATGCTTAATCTTCATCACGATGTCTCCAAAGGTACTTTACCGCCTGATTCAGTTAATACAGAACCACCAGATTCAGTTAATACATTTCCAGAAGGAGGTGGTGGCGGACCATCACTATCACTGTCATTGAAAAAAAAGAACCAAGTGTCTGTAGGTGGGTTTAATGCATTCATTATTTGCCGCCATGCCAAGTTATATTTGCTGCAGTTGTGGTATAGGTATTTCCATCAACAACACCGCTAGTAAGAACTCTAAAACCGCCTATGTACAATCCTCGGAATGCATTAAATGCAACCATGACATTACCATCTATGCCTTCTATAACAATATTTCCCGCAGTTCCAATATGGAGCCACTTAAACATTTCTTTACCACCACCAGCATTGGTAATGAATGTGTTTAGAGTGATTACTCCACCTCTAGTTGCCATTCCGCCAATGGTTCCAGTGGGAGAATTAGGATCTATCTTTTGTGTATAAGTAACTGCCATCGTTTAATCCTCTATAGTTTTATGTACATTAATGAAGTAACTGTCGGTTGCAATACAGAAAATGGATTAGTAGTAAAAGGAGCGCCAATTAATCCATATTCAGAACCATTTGTAGTAGCAACTGTGGCATTTGCCAAGAATCCGAATACATTTGATGTTCCGCCTTGGGTGTAATTGATATTTACTGGTTGTGGTAATTGATAATTACGAGGACTCGGCGGTATATTTGTATTTGTTAAAGTTCCACTAGCAGTTGCAGTAGTCGAACCAAGCGCGGTTCCATTAGGAACGCCAGGAAATGTATTTTCAAATACCCTATTGCTACTGGCTGGTAATGTAAGTGCTTTATTCGCCGCGAAATCGGTAAACGGATTGCCACTTCTGCCGCCAGCGACAGGAGCTTGTGCATCGGCACAAAAACTATAAACGAAATAATAAAGCGGGAAAGTATCTATATTAGCTCTTGCAGTTGCTCCAGAAGTTGCACTTCCAATGCTTCCTCCAGACAATGGAAGCCATCCAAAAGGTGCGGGAGGGCACCATCCAGAGCTATGAACGCCGGTTCTAGGATCGAATATCTGAGCAGCAACCATTTGTGGTGTTTGATATAAATATGGTGGAGAAATATTCCCTGGAATGACCTGAACGTTAGTAAAGTCTGTCTGATTAATAACACCTAGCTGCATTCCAATGCCAACAGATAAATAATCATCTCCGCATAATCCAAGGACTTTTCCGCTACAATTTGGAACAACTAAAGTCACTTCATACTTCTGCCAAGAGGAAGTTAAATTGAATGTGGCAGCAGTAGTGGTAACTTGTGGACTTGGGCTTCCACCATTACCAAAATTCTGAATAACAAAAACATTCAAGTTGTTGCTGATAGCGCTTTTAGCCTCCAAAGATATAGTTATTTGCTCGCCTTCTAGATTTTTAACATGATTGGCAATCGGAAAATTGAAATATTTATAGGTCTCAGAACCTGGTGAATTGGTGCAGGAATAAGAAGCATAATATTCTGGCGTGATGTCATTGGTCAGCGGAGTCGTCCCAAGAATAAATTTATTCATGGTGATTTGATCTACTGCCGTGAAATTACTCTTAACAAATTGAATATCACCAGATGCCGAAAATCCAGCATGTGGTCCAGTAGCGATAAATGTGTTATAGGCATTAATTGGCGTTGCTGTTTGTCCAACGTTAAATAACATTGTTCCATTAATAACTAGATTCACGAGGTCGTTAATTTCAACGCCACCACCACCGCCACCGTCGCCAGGTAAATAATCTTCGATAGTGAATTGTTCGACACCGTTATTATCGAATACAACTAAGAAATAACTGTCGTCCGATGTATCATCCACTTGGAAATAAAAAGGTCCCTGCAGTCCATTCGATTCAAATACGATCGGATTAGGCCACGGGAAATCGCCTGCAGGGTCCATGTAAATAGGCTTTAATTGGCTTCTATTTAAATTCGAATAAGAGAACATCTGTCCGCCAGTTAATGGCAAACCAGCTAAATCTGGGAAATACCATAATGGATTAGCGCCTCTGTTATAAGTAATCGTCATTATTCATTTCCTTTTTCTGGGCGATTGGTAGCTTTTATGCCGCCATACGCTAATATTTTGGTCATTAAATTCGTTAACTTATGTTCTCTTTCTTGTTTATTTTTACTTTCTTGTATAGCGTGTAATTCTTTGTCCCATTTGCCGCTATGAATAAATTTAAGAGCTTCTTTGTTATATTTCTGACCATTCATGTCATGCCATAAATCAATTAATTTAGAAGCGGCATTTCGATTATCATTCATGCTATTTTGTGCGCGGCCATGCCCTGCTCTTGCAGTTCCAGTGTTGATAATTCCTTCCCATGCTTTTTTCATGTCATCCAGTTGTGTTTGTGCTTCTGGAACATTTTTCAGGCTGCTTTTAAGTTCTGAGAATGAGTGATCGTTTTGCAAGAATTTTTTATAGAAATCGGTTGCTCTAACTTGTTTCGTTCGCATTCCTTTTTGGATTTGAGAACGAACAATGCTCTTTTGAGCTTCTTCCCTAGCTTTAGCGTAAGGAGGTACATGCTTGTCTATGAAAGAAACCATTTGGTCTCTGCTTTCGCCTATAATCCTAGCTTCATTATTTTTCCCAGACTTAATCGCTTTTTTCTGCATGTCATCCATTGCTCGCTTGGTTTGATCCAAGAAAGCAATGCTATTTTCAGGGACGTCCTTTAAAGATTTTCTCAACGCGGGAGTATTAACAACATGGTTAAATGCTTGTTCGATGACTGGATCTTGCTTAAATGCATTAAGAACATCATCCTTAACGCTATACCGATAAGAATCTCGATAAAGATTGCTGATTTTGGCTTTATTTTCTGATGTTGGGTTATAAATGGTATTTAGAAGTTTATTAATAGCTGTCTTTTGCTGTTCCGTACGTTCCTTGCCAATAGTTGTTTCTAAAGCAGCTCCTTCTCCAGAACGGCCATATCTACCTTCCATCTGGCCTATATCCTGGCGATTGCTAGCTTCTGCAGGAGTAAGAGGCGTTCCTAATCTGTTACCAGCTTCTAAACGCGGCAATGCCTCTTCTGGATTGATATGTTCTAAAGTTTCTATACCTGGTTGAGATTTTTTAAGTTTATTGGCGCCTGATAAAGCAAATAAACCACCAGCTGCTGCTCCTTGCCCGGGAGAATATCCAACTATAGGAGCCACTGCAGCACCCCCAGCAGCCCCAAGACCTGCGCGAGTAACGGCATTCCCAAAACTATTTTGAATTCCTTTAGTAGCTAATTTTGCCAAGGGAGGAATAGCGCCGAATAAAGCGCCAGTTTCCATACCATGAAGTTGATTTTCTGGATTTTCAATTGCGCCAATCGCAGCACCCCCAGCAGGATATTTAAGCGCATTTAATGCTGCCGAAGTCTTAGGAGCGCCTTTCATAATATTACTAGCAGCTTTCAATCCATGTGCAATCTGAGGTATTTTACTTGCGGCTTTAAGTGCGCCGCCGCCACTTAACAATGTCAGCAAATCTCCTATTCCTTGACCAACTTCTCCAGTTCCAGAAGAAGGTTTATATCTCGGAATATTTACGCCAGGAATTAAATCAGCAACGCCAATGCCGGTATTTGCTACGCCTTGCCCTATACCTTTAGCTAATTCAGGCCCAGTATATTTATCTTCACCTTGATAAGTGCTTCCAGATCCAGTAGCAGGAGAAAATCTATTGGCCATTGCCATAGGGTCTGATCGAGGATCGGGAGCTGAAAATTGCTTATCAATAAGCGCTTGCATTTCTTCTGGCTTCATTTCAGCCGGAAAACGCGCATATTCTCCATTGGGCAATTTCACTATGTGAGCCATTACATTCTCACCATTTTCCCGTCTTTAACTTCCCAATGAACATCTTGGCTGGGAGCGGACTCTGTTTCTGAACTAGGAGATTTTTCTTCATTGCTGTAAGAATCGACAGAGCCAAATCTCGCCTTATGGGTTAGCATCTTGGAATTCTGATTAACCCATCCTTTGACTTTATTGAAATCACGCACGACTTGTTTGGGATCGTTCCACCAATCACTGAATGGATTTGTTGCTTTTCCTAAAGTTGCATAAACATATTCAGGAACCACGGATGTTCCAAAACCTTTGCGTAATGTATCCATCGCGAATATTTTGGTTACATCTTGGAATTCTTTATATTTTCTGAAATCTTCCGAAACATTGCCACCCATAGCCATTTTTCTCATTTCTTTAGCAACATCCATACGGCCAGCAATTCCGGCAAATTTTGCAATTGGTTCTATATCGATATCATTAATTTCTTTGGCTACCACATCCATATTTGCAGCTTGATTTTGAAGTGCTTTAGGGCTATTGCGGCCATAAATACCAGCCATCAAAGATTTTGCTTTCCCAGAAGGATCTGGCAGTGGAGTGCCATCTGGCATCTCTCTGTTTCCATCTAGATAAGAGCTTGCAGCTTTATCTGCAGTTTCTTCATCCCATCCATTGTCTTTCATTAATTGAGATGTCAGCTCTCTTAAATCTTTAGCATTAACTCCCATGCTTCCGGCGCCAAGACCTTTATTTTGTTTTGCAGTTATCTCTGCTTTATATTTTTGAAGAGCCAAATCACCCAAATTAGCATTAGCTAATTCATTAGGAGGACGAGGGGAAGGAATGGCTTGTCCAGGCATTTGACCGCCTAATCCTGGTAGTGGACCTCCAGCAAAAGAATTTTTAACTTGATTAATTGCTTCTGGAGGCAAACCGCCAAGAACCTTATTAACTTGTTGATTGTCTCCCGCTCCAGGATTTCCATTGATAGCATTTCCGGCGCCCCCAAACTCTTTAGGATGGTCTTGCATATACTTGAGCTTACCTTCTTCTGTGTTATATAAAGGATTAGCATTTACAAAACGTTGCCATTCGGCGCTTGTATTAAGATGATTAATATTTGCTTGAGCTTGTGGTCCATAATATTGATTAATAAGATTTTGATGCTTAAGTCCAGCTTCTTTTTCTCGCGACAAATATCTATTCTGAATCAATTGATTTTGTAGATTGGCTTGATGTTCAGGCATAAACATCTGATTTTGCATACGCATAGCATTTAATCGCTCTTGACCTTGGCCAAGAGTATTAATCTCACCTAAAACATTTCTAATGCTGCTACCCATTGATGGATACATACTTCACCTATAAAAATAAGCTTGCTAATCCAGGAAGCATTCCAAGAAAGCCCCCCATTACATTGCTTTTATCTTCTTGTTTACCCTGCTGTTGGTTTGCCATTGCTTGAGCGCTTGCTTGAGCGCCTTGACCATAAAGATTGCCAATGCCACTAGCCGCTTGACCGCCAAGACCGAGCAGTTGAGCCAAGCCACTCAAATATTCATGGTTCACGCCCTGATGATTTTGGAAGTACTGCTGTTGGTCTTGTGATGCAATGTTGCGCGCGTAATCTGCCGCCGCATTTTGATGAACTGTGCTGCCTGTTAAGCCGCCAGCAGCCGCTGCTGCATTGGCCGCACGTTGTGATTCGCCAGTTTGAAATTTTGCCCAGGGAGATTCTTGATAGCCACTCATGACGTTATTCATGTATTGGCCAGGATTTTGCATGCCTTGAAGTTGTTGTTGGAAAGGATTAATAGCACCTTGTCCTGCTTGTAGGAATGGCATATATCCTTGAGAGCCTTGACCAATCATGCCTTGTAATTGCTGATTAAAAGCCGCTCCTTGGTCTCCGCCGTGGCCTTGCGCACCCCCCCAAAGGGAACCTAATCCACCTAAAAATCCACTATCGCCCAATAGATTCTTGAATGCGTTTGTTGGTTGAGGTTTGTTATAACCTTGGCCATATTCTCCAAAGGATGGTGTAGGCAAGTTGAAATTTTGGTTATACATAAAATCCTCTAAAAGTTATTCCAAGTTCCACCGTAGTAAACTTGTGGCATTCCGGTAGTAGAGTTAAAAATCATTTGCCCATTCGTGGGCGCTGTTATTGCTGCAATTTGCGCTGATGTTAAGGGCGGCAAAAATGAACCTTGTGATGTCAAATAGGTTCGTAAGTTATCAATAAGCGTTGAAACCCAATCCACCCATATATCACCAGGAATATCGCCTTTTTGTGTAATCGGATCTCTAATTGGTGGCGTATCAAAGTCCTGACTCATTCTGGCAATACCTCGTAATCCCAAGCGCAACCTAAAATCACAAACGGAATCTTGGAAAAGAACTGAATGCGTGGTAAAAAGGCCTGACCGCGTTTCGTTGTTCCCAATTTTCGCCATACTGTTCTATATGTTCTTTCACCCAATTTACCCATTGGCGCCATAATTTCGTTGCCGTACGTCTGACCTCCATCCTTAGAAAGAGAAAGAAAAACTTGCGGCGCAACGTTCGTTCCATCATCTTCAACTTGTCCCTGAAGCAAATCTAATTGGAAGCGATTACATCTAATTCTCTGGTATGCCGGGGGTGCGACCATCTTCGGTATTCTTTCGCGTCTAATTAACTCACCGTCATTCGTTGTAAATGTGTCGTTTACTTCGTACATAATGGAATTCAAATAGCTACCAAAGAAGTTGGTATTGATGAAGTAAGCATGGGTTTGCGCCACATGTCTTCCACCTCCAAGCATCTCTTCTTCATGCCACTTACGACTTTCTGGCGTACTCATCGTCGCGTTGTACACAAACGTATAGTCAGCAGCAGTAAAATTGAGCCTATAAAAAATAATTCCATTTTCTCTATACAAGATTCCCGATGCGTCAGAGACCACATCAAATTTTTGAATAAAGTAGTCCAGTGAATTAGGGCTTACTGGAATTGCTTGTGAGCCAGTTACCATCACTACCGAACCCAAACCATTCACATCTCTGGATAAAAAGAACATCATGTCAAATCCAGTCACGATACTTGCGCTAGAAATCGCCCCAACTTCCATCAGCAAACTTTGGTTAGGCGCAACCGGTAATGCGGCATTAGCCACCAGCTGCCAAATTTCAGTAAAATTATCTGAAAAGATGAATAGCTTCTTGTGTAACGTTCTCAGCGCAACAATGTTCCCAGGGTGAGTTGTGATACTTCCTGAAGACAATGGCGTGTAAACGGTGCCTTGATTCAGTTGAGAAGCTCTGAACTCAGCGCTATTCCCTTGGGCAACAAAGAAATAACCGCCTAATTGCGCTACATCTATTGGTTGAGATGGGAAATTAACATCAGTAATCATCGTAAAAGTCGATGCATTTGTGTCCCAAATCCAACCATTTAGTCCGTCTACGAATATGATTTGGAATGTGTTGGCGTCAATTCCCACATATCCGCTTGCTGTTCCTAATGTCCCAATTAGTGTTGAGACTAATAAATCTGTGACTCTGTAAACTCCGGTGCCAATTACATTATAAAGCACGTTCTTGAACACGAATTGAGCCCTAAATGAACCTGAAGTAACGACATTTAGCCTATTTAAAAGGCCCGCTGTTGGGAGAAGGGCTTTATTTTTCTTCCCTAGCGGGTCGTCATACTCAAACATGTTGATGGTTCTTTCTGCATCAAAACCTGCAACACGTTGATCGTTAAAACTCCCGACAATGTCGAAATCAGTACGCAAGAATAGTCTGCCAGTAATAAGGTTCTTTGCTCACCATGATGGCGCTAGGACGGATGCCTACATCCTTCTCTAAGCCTTGTCGCAGTGATTGAAATGTTCTTTGGTATTCGTCTTCATTCTCAGTTGGCCAATTAGCTGACGGATAATAAGCTTTCAATTCTCGACTCAGTGCATACTTCAAGAAACGTACGTAGTGAGGAGGAATGCTGTTCAAGCTATCCTGTGGCGCAAATGAGTTAATCATTACCTTTACTTGAAGTTGGCAAAGATAAGGTTGGTCAGGAATGGGATAGAAGACAATGGCGGTTTCAGTTCCTTGCTTATTCACCCAAACTAAACCGGGACGTGCAGTGACATTGGTGACGCGTGTTTGTAGATAATAATCGGCTCGGTCAATAATTCGGATTGGATAGAATATTTCTCCATCAACCTGATAATTCGCGAGAGATAAATCCACAAATCTGCTACTTACAAAATCTGCCGGGACGATATCTGAAAATGTATAGGTATCTTGCATCGGCGTGAAATTGAAGTTAATTGTCGACACAAATGGCACGTAAACGCTCGATACAGAGAATTGGTCAAGCAATTCATTCATGCAATACAAGCCATCTTGAAGCATCGTATCGGTCAAGGGTTCGGCATCGCCTAATTCCCCAATCAAACGATATGCTTGAATGATTAATTGATTAACTGTTCTCTGTACCTGAGACATTTATTATTCCTTAGCGAACTGGAAATGCTTCTTGGTCTAAAGTGCCGCCAAGTTCATGAGCTAGACGAGTCGTTGCTGCACCGTTGTTCGTCATGTTCGCGTTGAACTCGTAGTACTTCTTCTCCAGTCTCGGCTCGCGGCCCTGTAGTTTTGCGGCTGCGTTTGGGAGTGGTCCCACTTCGTGTCCCATTTCGTTCGTCATGTATCTGCTTTTCATAGTCTTTCCTCATATTTTTTGCTTCAGTTGGATGTGCAAACCAAACGCCTGTGGCTAAAAGCCGTTCATATTCGTCTTGTTGCACTACTCTCATTCCATGAACGGGATGATAAATACAATTAATCACAGGCATTTCTCCTTAAGATAGAAGCTTGGTTACGTATTGGCCGTGCCATTTGAAGCCACACAGTACGTCGATACGCATTAAGTTTACGTAATTAACAATGTCGCCTGTTTGCGTGATGGACAGCGAGAGACCGGTATCGGGATCTACTGACACATGCGCGTAAGGGACTTGGAGTTTGTAAAGCGGAGGACATACGATGTCTAAACCGCGCTTCGGATAAGCCACGTTTAAGTTGTAGGAAGGAACAACCGAAACCACAGCGCCGTTAGGAATAGGATTGCTTACGTTGCGATAAGGGCTATTCACATCGGAGATGATGGTTGTGCCAACAACTTGAACTTGGATGGTAATAGCGCCACCAGAACTGGAGTTTGCAGGAGCGGTAATAACAAACTGCATGTCTTGACCGGTTGATGCGCGGCCTACTGGGTTTACAGACTGTACGCCAGCGATAGAAATCAAATCGCCAGGTAAGAAGTAATCAGTAATGCTTGCAGTAGCGCCAGCTAATACGATGGTGTTACCAGAAACTACAGCG